AATGGCAGACAGCGGCTTGACGCTGAGCACCCCGTTGAGGGTGACAGCCTTGGGTGTCGATGGGGCGGCGAGGCCGAGTTGCATCATGGCGTGATTCCTGCTAACGCGTTAGCGCGGATTCTAGTCGCTGGGGCTGTTTCTGACCAGTCATGCGTAGACGTACTTGGCCCTCTGCACTGTGCGGGCGCTGGACCGGGACTGGTAGCTCTGCCCTGGGGCCACCATGTTGTAGTGCAGCGCCAGGTACTGCACCGCGTCCCCGCAGTTCGACACCAACACCCCGTTGGCGTAGAAACAGTGCTCACCCGGCACCGTGAGGTCGTACACCTTCGCGCTTTGCTCGACTAAGCGCCGCTTTCCAACAAGCCTTACCGCAGGTTTTGGTTTTGACGTACCTGTTGGCTCTAAATTCAGAGCCACACTCGCAGCAGACTCTGGTTTCATCGTCAACACCGGAAGCTCTGCGGGCGGCTCCTTGGCAGGACATGGAACAGAATCCTCGTTTTGCCATCTCGGCAAAGCCGAAATACGGCTTGTTGCAGTGTGCGCATCGCAGATCAACGCGCTCTCGCCCCACCCACGCCCGCTTACCGTGTTCACTGTGCCAGTGCCTGCCAGCTTCAGAACCATGCCACGCGGCAGCTTTTGTTCGAGCCACCGCCAAGGCTTCCATGGTAGCAGCAAGGCCTGAAGGGGTTGCGTTGCGCTCGGTGCCGTGCTGGCTAACGTGCTTACTCGCATCAAGGCACCCAAGGTTTTCAATGCGGTTGTCAGTCTTGTCACCATTGATGTGGTGTACGTGGTAACCGTCTGGAATAGGCCCGTTGTGGTGCTCCCATACGACCCTGTGCATGTACTTTCCGCCGTGCTTGACCCAATCGGACTTGTAGTACCCGGAAGGTTTGCGGTAGTACCTGACGCCGAGAAACTCCTGGATGGGGTGCTTGGCTTTTGGCATTGTCTTTCTCCTAATGAAAACAATACCTCATTATACTCTAACGCGTTAGCACGTACAATGCCACGCGCTGTAAAAAACGGGTGATCACCTGTGCACGTCAGGCTGGCACCGTCCGAAAACTCCAACTCGTAGAGGTCGTTGCTGCGGTGTGATAGCACTGCGGCTACGTCGCACACACCAAGTGGGGTGAGTACCTGATGTTCGCACGTCATCTGCTCTATAGGGACGGGGCCGTTGGGCGTCGCAACCAGGGTTCCGGCAATAAAACAGTGGCTGTGGTGGTTCTTCTCCGCCGTCGTGCTGGTCAGCCCGCTAGGCGTCTTCTTCCAGCGGTGCCCCCACTCCATGGTGTTGACGATGTGGGTGCAGGATGGGTCGATGAGCAGCCCGGGGCCGCCGTCGATCTGCCGGGTGAGCAACCCCTCCACCGCCTGGATGCGCCGCTCCGGGTCGTTGGTACTGGCCTTGATGGCCACGAACCCGCGCTGCTGCACCGCCTGGGCGATGGTCTTCTCGTCCACCTGGGAGCGCTGGAAGCACGCCGGGTCCAGCACGAACACGATCTTGTTGCGAGGGAACGTCGCAAACCGGCTGGTCAGCACCGGGATGAGCAACTTGTCCAGGAACGACTCCACCCCCATGGTTTCGTCCTCGGGCACGTACGCCTCGCCCAGGATGTTCACCCGGCCTCGCATGTCCTGCTGGCCGATGGCAGCGGCCGCCTGCAAGCCGTTGTCCATGCCCACGATGAGTGGGTTGACCGACCCCAGTACCGGCTGCAGCGGCTTGGTCGCCACGTGGAACGACTTGCGAAAGCTCGCCCGGTAGATGGGCTGCCCCAGGTCGCCCGCCCCGAACTGGTTTTTCAGATAGACGTTGATCCATTCGTCCGTCTTGCCGGCGATGAGGTTGTCGTAGTACGACGGGTCCAGGTGCTGCAGGTTCTCCGCGTCCGGGTTGATCGAGCCGTCGTCCAGCAGGGCGGCCGGCTGCAGGAACACCTCCGTGTTCTCCGGTGGGTCGCTGATCATCTTGTGCCAGAACCCGCCCACCGGTGGCGGGTTGGTCGAGCAGATCACGCCAGGGTACGTCACGCCGCCGGCCGCACGGGAGGGGAAACGCGCCACGCGGCCCTGCAGGCCACTGAACACCTCGGGGTCCACCTCGCGGGCTTCTTCCACCCAGGCGGCGCTGAGTTCGAGGGACAGCAGCCGACGAACGTCGTCGGGCGTGTCTGCGGCCAGCATCATGAACTCGCTGTGAATAATGGTGCCGTCTTCAGCACGGACCATAATTTCAAACACGTTGTCGGTCAGACGCCACTTACCCATCATGTTGTTGGTCAGGGTCACAAACCAAGTGTCTAACAGTGGCTTGACCGTGGCTTTGAGCTGGGCCATGGTGTTTCGCAATACGCCAAACTTGGTCCTGCGCACGTTGTTGAAGGGGGCTTGGTGCTTGGCTCGCTCCAACAGGTCCATCAGGGCTACGGTGGATTTACCGCCACCCACTGGACCCATGATGATCTTGATGAACGCATCGGACAGCAAGAAGTCTCGGCCTGTTGGGCTTGGTTCGTATTCAATCATCGAGCAGCAGGTCGTCGTTTAGGTTGACACATTCCAGCAGAGACGCCGTTGGCTGTAGGTCTATGTCCAAGGTTTGAACGCCCGTTGGCGTTTCTGATCTGATAGTGAATCGTCCGCCTTTGCCGGACGCCAGATTGAAGTTGAACATTGGTAGACCAGCGTAGGGGTCTTTGCTCGCGGTCTCCTTCATTCCAGCAACGTCCATGAACATAGACACAGCCTTGCGCTTGTCTTCGACTGTGCCGTCGGTTCGCAGCTCCACTAGGTATTCTTCGATCAGCAACGGCAGGGCAGCCTCGACCTTTTTACGGCTGAGTTCTATCAGGCCCTTGCTGTCGTGTTCGCGGTCTTCCATGTGAGCATTATTGCTTACGCGTTAGGCGGTGTCAAAAAGACCCCCGCACGAGGCGGGGGCTCAACCACTTGAAAGGGAGAAACTGACGGGCGGATTGTGGACGATGTGGGGCGGGGTGTCAAGGTGTTATCAGATGTTACATCAAGTTTGAACTGGGTTCCCACTGTGAGCCGGATTTAAGGATTAGGGGGGAGCCCCCTGCCTCTGGTCCCCACCCCCCGGCCACCCCGCCTAGCGCCGCCGGCCTTGCCACATTCGGCCGTTCGGTGCCGGACAAGACGACAAAGTGTCGAAAAGTCCTAGATTGGACACGTAAGCACGTTATCGGCACAATAGGAACTGTCACGGCGCGGTGTCGTGACAATCTAACCAACTGGAGAATCTGAAATGGCTAAAACCAACCCTGCATCCTTGTCTCTGGCCGATGCTAAGCAACTGGTCGTCAACGCGGCCGCGTCGGAATCCGCCTATGAACTGGCCGTGGCCGCGTTCAAAAGTGCAGTCGTAGAATGGTCGCATTACAAGGCACTGCGCGCCGCTTTTGTGGCCGCAAAATGCCAATACTCGGGCTGTTCTAAGGATGCGGCTGCTAAGTCGTGGGAGCGGCTTTGCAACAAGTGTGGCTACAAGGCGCCAAAATCCGACAGTGAAGCGGCCAAAGCAAAGCGCGAACAGCGCGCCAAGAAGGTCGGATTGTCCGGCCCACGTCGGGCAAAGCCGCATCTGCCGGCGTGAAGATGGAACTGGTCGGTATCGAAGCTCACATCATTGATCTGTTCCGACGTGGTCAGTTCAAGGCCATCATTGATATCTGCCACAGCGAGGCCGAGAAACAAGCCCCGATGTGATCGGCATCCAGTCAACCCGGCTCCGGCCGGGTTTTTTTTCGTCTGCTCTCCGCACCCCGTCAGGCCCTGTCTGGCGGGGTTTTGCTTTGCCCGGACAAAACGACACCTTGTCGGATTGTCCACGCCGCGCCAGGCGGCGTTTCTTACCGTTCCTGTCCTAACCCCGTGGGCTTTGCGGGCGGCGCTGGGCAGCGTCGGTGGGGGCTGAGAGGGGGCGCACGTGCGCACCGGCAGGTGCGCTTATATTCACGATTTTGGTCTTGTGTAACTTATTGCAGTAGTGCGCACATGGTGAAAAGTTATCTATCCTTTTCTTTCTCTATATTTCTTATATACACAATACAAACTAGAATGAGGGTATGTCGACTTTTTTGGCGAGCTGCGCGGGCTTTGCCCGCTGCACTGCACCCAGCT